AATCATAACTTCTGACCTTGACCAAGTTGAATTCAGAATGTTTGCTTCCCTTTCCGAAGATCCAAACTTGATTCAACTATTTCATCGAGCAGATGCAACTGGCTCTGACCCGTTCACCGAGATCGGTCGCGAGGTTTATCAAGAGCCAGATATGACTAGGTCTGACAAACGACGCTCTCTAATCAAAGGTGTTGTTTACGGTCGTCTCTACGGTGCTGGAGTTGCTAAGCAAGCGTTGACTGCAGGAGTTCCAGAGCCTCAGATGCGCGCAGTGTCTGATTCTTTTGACCGTAACTACCCAGGAATGATTTCCTTTCAGAAGAAGATTGAAGACATTGGTATGCGCCGTCTTCGTGCCGAAGGTCAAGGCTATGTCTACACATGGACTGGTCGCAGACTTCCTTGCGATGATGACCGCACATACACACTTACCAATTATCTTGTGCAGGGCGGTGCAGCCGAGGTGTTCAAGAGCAACCTAGTCAAGCTTGACCAAGCTGACTTGACTGAATTTTTGATTGTTCCTGTGCATGACGAAATTGTCTTGAACTGTCCTCGCGACCAAGTGGAAGAAGTTATGAAGACTGTCCAAGAATGTATGACTACAACTGAAGGTTGGGCAGTTCCGCTAACATCTGGAATTGATGGTCCTATGGAGACTTGGGGTGAGAAGTACAAATGAGCCGATATGTCTTATCTGTTGATCCCGGTAAGGCAACTGGAGTTGCTCTTCTAAAACTAGAAGATGGTGAAGAACCATTTATTGTATATTCTGGTGAAGCCCAACCGTTTGAGTTTGCTGAGATTGTTAGACTTCTTTTTAGCAGTTTTGACGGAGATTTCCACAACTTAGAGATCGTCTGTGAAAAGTTTACAATAAACGCTCAGACTGTCAGAAACTCTCAGGCTCCATTCAGTCTTGAGCAAATTGGGGTTCTGAAGCAGATTATGCAAGACTTTGACATGGATAGAGAGTCAATCGTCTGGCAGATGCCTGTGGATGCCAAAAGGATGTTCCCAAATGAGGCTCTAAAGACCTTAAAGGTGTGGCATAGGGGTGGAGAAGGACACGCTAACGATGCCCTGCGACACGCCCTCCTGAGGCTTGTAAAGAAGGGTTGGATTCCAAGGAAACTTCTAGAATAGAAGATACTAGTCAAAAAAACTTGCACGATTGAATATATGTGTTAGTATTTCTACACAGACAAAAAGACATCTGAGAGGCATCAAATAATGGCTGTAACTGCAAGTCTTGATCCAGACGGTAAGCATATTCGTTTAGGCGTTGAGTATCGCTACAAAGAACTTTGTAAGAGTATTCCTGGCTCCTCTTGGTCAACCTCTGACCAAGTTTGGAGACTCCCTCTTAGTTGGTCAACTTGTCTAGCCCTTCGCTCAACTTTTAGAGGCGACCTAGTAATTGAGCCAAGTCTGAATGATTGGGCGATGGATCAGTTGGAGAATCGAGTTACTCCAGCAAATAGTCTTCGTGACTTAGAAGAATTTATTGATCCAACAAACGAGGATCTATTCCCACACCAACGCGCTGGGGTTAAGTTTTTAGCCACCGCTCGTCGTGCCCTTCTTGCTGATGAACCTGGACTTGGAAAAACGGCTCAAGCAATTAGAGCAATCAAAGAACTAAAAGAGGTAGGGAACGAAGATGTCTTCCCTGTTCTAGTTGTTTGCCCTAACACCTTGAAGAAAAACTGGGAACGAGAGATTGAGCGTTGGTGGCCAGGAATAAAAACTCAAGTTATTCGTGGGACATCTACTAAGCGTCGTAAGCAGTTTGAAGAAGAAGCAGATGTCTTTATTATCAATTGGGAGTCGCTACGCGCTCACTCAAGGCTTGCTCCTTATGGCTCTATTGCTTTGGCTCGTTGCATTGAGTGTGGAGGGCATGACTCAAAGATTAGCCTAAACAGGTGCGAAGTTCACAAGCGTGAACTCAATGAAATTAACTTCAAGGTAGTTATTGCTGACGAGATCCACCGATCCAAAGATCCAAAGTCAAAGCAGACTCGTGCTCTTTGGGCAGCAACTGGAGATGCGGATATCCGTTTTGCTCTGACAGGAACTCCTATTGCCAATAATGTCGTTGATCTTTGGTCAATTCTTCATTGGCTGTCTCCACTTGATTGGCCTTCAAAGACAAAGTGGATTGACCGAATGGTTGACACGATGCTCAACGCTTTTGGTGGCTTGATGGTTCTTGGTGTTAAGCCTCATATGGAGGAAGAGTTCCAGAAGACAATCAGTCACCACATGCGTCGTATGCTGAAGGCTCGCGTGCTTCCTTGGTTGCCTCCAGTGATTAATGATCGCCGTGACATTGAGATGTCTACAAAGCAAAAAAAGGCTTACAGTCAAATGCGAGACACGATGATCGCTGAGCTTGAGTCCGGTGAGGCTTTGTCAGCACCAAGTATCTTGACTCAAACTATTCGACTTCTTCAATTTGCTAGCTCTTATGCTCAGATTGTTGTTGACGAGAAGTCCGGTGAGCCGAGGGCAGTCTTGTCTGAGCCTTCCTGCAAGGTCGATTCCTTGATGGACGATATTAAGAATGGTGACTTCGGTGAGGACTCTGTCGCTGTGTGCGCTGTCTCGCGTCAGTTAATTGAACTTCTTAGTGCTGAACTAACAAAGAACAAGATTCCACACGGTCTAATCACTGGTGCTCAGAACGAAGACGAGCGTCAAAAATCAATTGACGACTTCCAGTCAGGCAACACTAAGTGGATTCTTTTCACCGCTCAGGCAGGTGGAGTTGGAGTCACCTTGACTGCAGCTCGCCGTCTAGTTATGCTTCAACGTCCTTGGTCATTAGTTGACCATAAGCAGGCTCTTGACCGGGTCCATAGAATCGGTAGCGAGATCCACGAGTCTGTAATCATTACAGACTATGTCACCGAAGGAACTATTGAAGAGCGAGTTCTACAGGTGCTAGAAACTAAGTCGGACAACTTTGAGCAGATTGTCCACGACAAGGAAAAACTACTTGACCTGCTCAAGGAAGAAAAGGGTAGAAAATAATGGCAAGAGTTGTACGTTTATCAAACTCGGAGATCCAGACTTTCAAGGATTGCCGTCGTCGCTGGTGGTTCACCTACTACCGTCGTCTCAAGCCTCGTACTCGGGATATGACAGGTGCTCTTGCACTTGGATCAAGAATCCATGCTGCTCTTGACGATCACTATGCAAATAATGTTCCATTGCTTCAAGCCCACTCAAAGTTGATTGAGATTGATAGAAATCTCTTGATTGCAGACTTCCGCGAGACCGATGCTCTAGACAGCGAAGCAGAGCTTGGTCACATCATGCTGGAAGGCTATGAGCAGTGGGTAGAAGAGAATGGCATTGATGCTGAACTTGAGATGATCTCAACTGAAGAGACAATCATTGCTCCACTGTTCAATGGTGAAGTTGAACTCCAGGGGAAGCTTGACATGCGGGTTCGTCGAAAGACTGACGGTGTTCGTATGTTCCGAGACTTCAAAACTGTTGGTGGTTCACTGTCTGAGTTTGCAAGTCTTGCTCATATGAATGAGCAGGTTCTTACATACATGCTTCTGGAATCAACCAGAAATGGCGAAGGAGAGCGTTCTGACGGAGGCATCTTTACGATGCTTAAGAAGGTCAAGCGCACTGCTACTGCCCGCCCTCCGTTCTACGACCAGATTGAGGTGCGACACAATGTGTTTGCTCTTCGTTCTTTCTGGAACCGTATCCACGGAACAATAACTGACCTAATGCGAGTGCGTACAGCACTTGACGAAGGTACAGATCACACATTCGTGGCTTACCCAAAGCCAAGCCGTGAATGTAAATGGAAGTGTCAGTTCTTCACAATCTGTCCATTGTTTGATGATGGCAGTGCCGCTGAACAGGCAATCACTGAAATGTTTGAAGAGGGAGATCCCTATTCATACTACGAAAATGAAAATGACAAGAAAGGACTGGAATTACTATGAGCGACATTCAGCGTTCTCTTACAGTAATGGTCTACGGTGAGTCAAAGGTTGGTAAGTCAACCTTTGCCGTCACTTCTCCGTATCCACGTCTTATGCTTGATGTTGAGGGTGGACACCGATTCCTCCCTGTCGTCGTCAAGTATTGGGACCCTCTGCGCGAAGAACCACCAGTCGCAGATGGAACGTGGGATACATGTGTTGTACCCGTTCGCAACTATGACGATGTCATCAAGGCATACCAGTGGTTGCAGAGTGGGAAGCACCAGTTCAAGAGTTTGATTATTGACTCAATCTCTGAACTACAAGTCAAGTGTATGGACAGCATCGCTGGTAACGAGCAGATGAAGATGCAACAGTGGGGCGAACTTCTTCGCCACATGGGTGCTCTTCTCCGCGATCTCCGCGACCTGACTATGCACGCTACAAATCCGTTGGAAGCAGTTGTTCTGACAGCAATGGCTCGTACAGGTCAAGACGGTCGCTACCGTCCATACCTACAGGGTCAGTTGGCAATTCAGGCTCCATACTTTTACGACATCCTTGGTGGAATCACCATTGAGGACGTTCCCAACCCTGATCCGATGCAACCGCCATACAAGGTTCGTAAGATGTATGTTGAGCGCACGGCTCAGTACGAAGCTGGCGAACGAGTCCAAGGTCGACTTGGCTCGGTCGTTGAACAAGAAAATCTCTCCATTGAGCGGATGTTAGACATCATCTTTGGAGAAAAGCAAGAAGCAACTCCTGCTACAAAAACGACAAACAAGAAGGATGGTAACTAAGGTATGAATACCTTGAATTGGTCAGACCTCATCAAAGAGGCTGGAGAAAACACATCATACGAACCACTTCCAGATGGTGACTATGATCTGAAAGTTGTTGAGGCTGTTGCTAAGCAGACTCAGTCTGGCAAGACAATGTTCTCGCTCAAGGCTGAGGTTCAGGGCGGCCCACACAACAAGCGTCTCGTTTGGGACAACTTGGTTGTATCACAGGAAAACCCAACTGCTTTGGGTATCTTCTTCTCAAAGATGTCGGCTCTTGGTCTTGGTCGTGACTTCTTTGACCAGGGTCCAACCAACGCTCAGATTGAGCAGGCTCTTGGTGGACGTAATTTCCGTGCTCAAATCGGAAGTCGTGTCTACATGGGAAGCAAGAAGAATGAGATTAAGCGTTACTACACTCTTTCTGCAAATCAGCCAGCAGAAGCCGCAGCTCCAGTTGCTGCACCTGCTCCCGCACCTGCACCTGCACCTGCACCTGCACCTGCACCAGCAACTGCACCAGCAGCTCCTTTCTAAGGATTCTGGTTTAGTTAGATTGCCGTCCAACTTAGGTTGGGCGGCTTTCTATCTGCACCATAAGATGTATAAAGTAGATAGGTTTAATTGTGAAAGTATTATTAACTGGCTGTAGTTCTTCTCAGTCTTCTCTACCCCTTAACGCAAGGCTTCCTACATTCTCAAGGCTGATTAACAACTCTCTTGAGTACGCAGGGCACCAGGTTGTGTGGGGGACACCATCGCTGTCAATGACAGAGGAGTACCTGAGTGGCTTTGATGCTGTAGTAGTTGGGCTAGCTCCACCTACGAGCGTCTCTGCCTATCGCCTATACGGTGCTTTATCCGTTATTGAACGGGCGAAGAAGGTCACAAAGGTTCGCTATCTAGTTGATGCACCAGAACCACACAGGATCTGGTCTGGCATTAGAGCAATTGCAAATAACCCAAGCGACCTAATTAAGGATTTCTACTCAAAGCGTCCAGAGTATGAAAAAGTCAGTGATCTAGAAGAGTTTGAAAGATTGTATTCTGTGGTTGTTGATTTGTATGAGGGCACTTGGGAAAAGACAATTGCTCCAGCATTCCCCTGGTCTACTGAATCTAATCTGACTGACTACATTCCGAACCTGAAGGAGAAATCAGTAAGTCTTCTTTGTCTAGACTCGGTGCTTCTAACGGCTATGCCAGAATCAATAGCTTCATACTTAAAAACTGATTCTGATTTCTGGGTAGCAAACCAGAGAACTCGTTGGACTGATAGGATTGATAAAACTATAGATAATAGAATTGACCCAATGATTGAAACTAAATGGACTAATAACTCAGAAGTTCTTTTAAAGATGAGTAATGCTGTTGGATCTCTTATTAGTACATATAAAAATAATGAACCTTGGTGGTCTGTAAATCTGTCTCAATCGCTCTATGTAAATACGCCAGTTGTGTCTGACTGGAGGCACACCTCATATCTAGGAGATTCTTGGGCGATACTGGCTCACCAAATTGAAGATATGACATATCAAGAAAGATCAACCCTTGCTGATACTCAAAAGGATGACTATATAAAATCAATACCAAACTTTGAAGAGTCTGTTGAAAGTGTTCTATCTTCCGTATTTTCAGAATAATGTAGTACTATTTAACTAGATTGGATGTGCTTAATGAGAGATTTCAACATTGACTTAGCCAAGTCTCAACTAGAACAAGCAAAAGTTCCAGCACAGGTGGGTATTTCTGTCATGGGACTACTTGAGTTCTGGATGACACTTGAGCATTCTGAAAAGAATGATCCGCATGTGGTGGAGATTTTCAGTAAGTTAGCAATGAGTATTGCCCTAGTTGATAACTCAGGTAATGAGATCTGGGAACAAGCTAGGTCTGGTTTTCTTAAGGTTGGTGACGAAGTCCGAGTTCGTCCCGATGCTTACTCTGGAGAGCTTGGTCAACTACACAACGGTCGTAGAGGGCGCATTGTTGGTGTTCGATACGGAGACATCATCGTGAAGACTACTGACGGTAAAGCACCAGTGCTTGATGGAAGTCACTACAGCCCGGACAAGTTGGAGAAATTGGTTGCCGTACTGTGAGCGTAACAATAACCGCTAGATTTAGTGTCTGCGGAAATAACTATGAAGATCTAGTTGAAGCTACTGAAGAAAGAATTTCAACATTTTTTGAAGTTAATATTTCTGATGTAAAAAAGAAGTTTAACTATGAACTAATTGTTGACGAAGGTTTAGATGTAACTAGTGAAAACGCCTACGAAGCAGTAGCCATAGTGAGGAAAAGAGATGTCTGAGGAAGTGACAGAGCAAGAGCAGAAAGTATTCCCACGGGTTGCAGCTCTTCGTGAAGCCGCTGGACTTATTTCTGGTGACAGAGACAAGCAGTACGGCGGTCCAGAAGAAAACTTCACCAGAATTGCCAAGATATGGTCAGTCATTTTGGGACAAGAAGTCCTTGCGGAAGATGTAGCAATGATGATGATTGGATTGAAAGTTGCTAGATATGCCGCTAGGTCAGGATTCCAACCAGACACTTGGGTAGATATTGCTGGTTATGCTGGTTGCGGTTATGAAGTTGGTAGTGTAGAAAGTTCTTAGTAACTCTCCTACTGAAAGGCTTGTTTTGTCTAGCGCAAAAAAACTAAGAAAGCCTTGGACTTTTGAGAGACCACTTTGTAAGGAGATCGGGGGAGAAGTATTTTTTATTGATGATTTTGATGATCCAAGGGGGATGGATACAAACAGTTCAAATGTTCAGATAGCCAAGAAATTATGTTCTAAATGCGAGCACCAAATAGAGTGTGCAGAGTGGGGGATACACCACGAAAGGTATGGAGTCTGGGGGGGTCTATCTCAGGTAGACCTTGCTGCAATAAGAAAGCGTAAAAATATTCTTTTAGAAATAGTTGATATACAGATATACATATAGACCTACCACCCGTCCACTAAAATATAGTTAACGGATATAGGAGGTCTGAGAGATGCCAGCAGAACAAGCACGCAGACTTATGCCCATATGTGAAGCCTGTTTCATTGAGGATCACACTCGGTGGGAGCCAGAAAGTATGGACGAAACCGGAAATGTAATGATGAAACTTATTGGTATTGATGTTCCCAAGAAGATAAACATTGACTCAGTAGAGACCTGCTGTATGTGCGGGGTAATAACAATTGCTGGAATCTTTGAGATGTTTAAGCCCTCAGAAGTCTATTTTTCAGAGAACTCAGAAATTGACAACAACTTTGAAATGTCCCTAGGGGAGCCACTAGGCGACAATGATGAAGGATTCTAGACCAGGAGAGTCTCTCTGGAATGAGTGGGACGGTTACGGATACCAAAACTCGCTCTTGTACGGGATTGTTTTTTACACAATAGATCACATCTCGTTAGAGAATGAAATAGTCCGTAGAGCTCTGGCATCTAATCTCCAAAGAGATGGAGT